AATATTTTACCACTGTTAATTTCGACATAATCATTTACCATTCTATAGCCTGATAAGTACTCAGCAATATTATTATTCATCATTGAAGTACTTGTGTTATCTAACTTTCCTTGATCATTAAGACCTAAAGTAGAAATAACAACCTTATTATTTTCTTTAAATGCATTTGCATGGAAAGGTGAACCAAATTTTCCCGGCATTTTATAAACCTGTAATAAATAATCAGTAAGATTGACATCTCTATTTTGACTTGCAAAATTATATTTAATTAATTCTCTGATTTGTTCATTTGATAATCCATCATTACCACCAATTGCAGGAATAGGATTGTTTACTTTTAGACTTCTTTGTACATTTTGATTAAAATCTGAACGTGAGCCAAAAACATTTAAAGTATATCCACCAAGTTGTGTTAATACGTTTGCACCCATGTTTGAATTTGAGCCACCACCTGTTCTATACTGTACAAACAGTGTATAATTTGCCTGTAACTTTTCTCCCAATGCGGTATTGTTTAAGAAATTCTGAAGAAAATATTGATTACTTACACCTACTTTAAGAAAACCATCCTTAAATGCGTTAACATCTGCATCACCCGAACCAAAGGTTAATTTACAATATCCATTTGATGTATATTCTTTTATAAACTTCTTCGTAATATCTATCCAACGAGCTGCTTTAATTCCGGTATTTTGTGTGGTAACTGAACTGCTGAAATTTTCTACAAATACCTGTTGTTGAGCAAGCCAATCCACTTCAAAATAATGACTAATTTTAACGCCACTTTCACCAACTATACCATCTCTGCTTGGATTGAAATCTCCAACTGGTGGATTATTGGTGTAGTTTACTCCAGGTAATAAAATAACGCCTTGTATTTCAATTACACTTGGGTCTGGAAGTGTTAAAGAGAAGAATGGTATTACATCATTAGCATTTATAATTCTTTTAAATATACTTGTGCTACCATTAATTACAACTTCTCTTTTAGTAACAACATAACTGATAATACTACCGTTTGAATCTAAATTTGGAATAATTGAACGATTAGGATCACCTAAATTACTATATGGCGATTTCCAATATATTGCATCTTGAGTTTCAAATATTTTACCACCACCAACTACTTGAGCACCAGGCTGAAGAATGGGATAGTAATTGGCATCAGGACTATCACCAAGTACTGGAACTGTTACTGTAAAATCAACTACAGTTACTGATGGTCTGCGTGCGGGAATATTGAATCCCATGTTTTTTGCAATGTTCAATAAGGATGATCTCAACTGAGCATATTCCAATTGTGTTTCTTGGAATGCTCTGTCCGTATTGATTGCTAAGTTGTTGCCAACACCAGCATTTAGATCAATCAACATTGCACCAACTGAAGAGTCGGTGAAGTCTGAAAGTACCTCTGGATAAGCCTGACGGATATATGCTATCAGGTCTGTACGTATTTCCCCAAACGTTCTGCTTCCGTATTGTATTACATTAGTCGTTGTATCTGTTGCCATTTTTTATATCTTAAAAGTTTAAATCTACTTCACCATTTTCTGTAAATGCATCTTCAGAATATGTAAATTTAATGTTCACATTTAATTGATTGCCAGAAATTGGTTGACCATTATCGTCCACATTCCAATTAAATGTGATTTTAGTTATTTTTAGTGCGGGAATATATGCCGCCACAGTATTCTTTATTTCTTCTTCTACATCAGTTGCTGTCAGAGTATCATTTGGTTCAAATATGAACTTCAATAAGTTTGTACCATAATCAGGCTCATAATATCTTTCACCTTTTTGTGTCAGAAGTAATAGCAGTAAATCAGAACTAAATGCGTCTTTAGTTACCTGTGTCATTAAGAAATACGCATTTTTACTCGTATCATCAACAAGAGGAAATTTGATATTATATGATTGCATCATAATAAATGATTTTTCTATAAATACTTATAAATAAAAAAATCCCGACAAATTTCTTGTCGGGACTTGTCTGAATTTGTCCGAATTATTTTATGCGCCAATACTTTTCTTACCACGCTTGCCTTTTTTATTGGCTTTTTCTTCGTCTACTTTCTGCTTTTGAGCATCGTAGAGACTCTTTATTGATTCGTGAAGGACAATGATCGGATCGTGTCCGAACTTCTCAAGAATGCCTCTGTAAGTGCTAAAATTAGGTTTCTCCAAGGTTATCTTGTCGTTTTCGTCAACCATAACTCCAGCAAGGCATTCTGTGATTGCCATTTCTTTCATGTCATCAGGTAATTGATCAAAGATTTCTTCGTTAAACACTACTGCAAAGTTCACTCCATCAGTAAGTATCTCAACGATTTCATTTGCTTTGACGATCTTATAAAGTTCTTTTTGCTTGTTATTACAAAGAACTTCAAATTTCAGCCAATCTTTAATAGTTGTTGTGTCTTTAACCTTATCAAAAAGGTCTTCCATGTCTTGTGATGCTTTTTCAATTTTTGCCATAAATTAATTGTTTTTAATTGTTAATAATAGAACTATATTTATTTTTAATGTTCCCAATTTCAGTAAAGATATCCGCATGAATAGGATTTTCTTTATCAAATGATTCTTCCAAAGTCTGAACAAAATCTCTCATGTCCTGTATGCTTAACATAACAGTTTCATCAATCTCCTGTAATGTTTTAATCTGTTGCAGTACCAAATCTTTTTCTTTGATTTCCTGCATTTTCTTTTCGTATTCGGCATTGATTACTTCTGCTTCTTCTTCTGTAACTGCAGTTGTTTTTATACCTGATGCTTCAAGTCTTTTAGTGATTAATTCTTCGGGGTCTATTTTTTCGTTTGCAAGTTCGTCAACCGCTTTAATTTTTTTTGCAGCTTCTGAATTGAAGTCTCCAGTATCTACTGCTTTTTTTAAGTTTTCTAAAAATGGTGTTGCCATAATCTGTTGTTTTTAATGTACACCCACGTTTTCCATTTCAATTCCTTCGAATTTTAAAACTTCATGGGTATCGTTATAATTTATTCTTTTTATATATTTAATGATTCCAAATCCTTTCAAGTCACCATATCCTTCTTTAATAAAGGCTTCTTTAATATTAATGATCTCTTTAAAAATAGGATCATCTTCTAATAATTCTGTTGTCTTGAACTTCAGTGGAATAAAAAACTCTAATTGTCGATATTCAAAACCGATCTTTTTAACGTGTAGGAATTCCGATAATTGCTCGATTTTATTTACTGCATTTGGATCATCACGCAATATTCTAATTGGAAATGTGAATTGTTTAGACTTTCTAAACACATCAACTACTTGATATTCAAAGTCTGCATTCTTCTCTTTAGACTCTTCAAGAACGTCCATAATATTTGTTAAACCTACTTCAATTGGTTTGTTGTTGAAGATGTAAAGTAAAGGAAAATCGTCATCTTTGGTACGCCTTTCGTCAAGTTCTATTGTCAGAACTTCTCCAAGCGTCTTACCTGCATGCTTATGATTTTCATCGAAGAACCCATAATGCTCATACCTACGTCCATATTGATCCTTCATGCCATACGATGTGCCGTACTTGTCTGCAGCAACTGCCATTTGATGTGGTGTTGCGGTACGCATGAATTTATCGGCTTTCTTTAGCAATTCATAATAGTCTTTCACGTATTTTTCGTCTGTTTTACCTGCATAGAATTTCTCAAGTAATGGATTATGATGTAATTTTCTCGTTTCATGCTTATCTCTTTCCTGCAGATCATTAGGGTCTGCTTTAAGAATATCTACTTCGGTACGATATAGAGCAATACTGATGTTTATCAAAGTAGTATGTACTTTAATATAACACCAAAAGTATATTCTTTTTAGAAAGTTTATCATTACTTAGAAAATTCTACTTTATTCTGATCACGTATCGCCTTAACACGTATTGAATGAATATTATGCGTTCTTCTTCGTGCTTCTCTTTCTTTTGGTGTTACTACACCTAACAATGTTGCATTATCAAGTCTTTCTGCAGGTGTGGTATTAGCCATATAATCATCGATCTTCTTATCCAATGATACAATGCCGTCCCTGATTCTTTGGAACATTAAAATATCATTATATGCTTCTCTATTAAAAAGATAGATATATGCTTTTGCAATATAAGCAAATATTCGATCCTTTAACGTATTACTATATGGTTTAATCAGAGATTCAGCAGTACTTCTATCGTACTTCACGAATTTATAAAAATAATCTTTGAATTTATCGGAATTAAGAACTTTCATAATTCTTTTATATTCCTGTTCTGCACGACTTTCGATTATAACTAATGGCTTAACATCGTATTTTATAAAAAGTTCTATAAATCTTTTATCGACAGATACTAAATATCTCTGCAAGAATTTTTCAAAAATCCATGCTTTTATTTTTGCTTTTAAACTTCTTTTCTTTTTCATTGTTTTAAATTTAAACTACCGCTAATGTTTTCATAACCGCTGCCCTGTAAAAATCAGCACGCTTCTTTGTTACAGTTGCTAAGTTATATTCGTCTTTAAAGTCCTCATATAGTTGTTCCCCAAGTTGTTTACGTAGGTCTGCATCTAATATCAGTCTCTTTAAATACTTCTGCCAATATTTTCTGGCATTTTTTTCACAAGGAATCAATACACAATTTTCCATGTGTCTGCCATGAATATTATATGGTGGCATATCACTGCAGACGATTGGAAGTTTTCTTGTCCAACATTCTACCTGCTTAAGATTAGATTTCATTCTATTGAATGGATTATCTGCAAGTGGAGCAATTACTATATCGGTTTCATCCAATACTTGCGCATATGTGTTGGCTTTCTGTGTCCATCTACGGGCAAAGTTGCCTTCATTGTCGTATTTAACATTTCTTTCATAGTTTCCCAACCACTGAAGATAATCAGGATTGGTTATCATACGATGATTATCTGTTAGCATATTTTCATAGATCAAATATACACTTTCTTCAGATTTAATATCTCTTTGATTCTGACTGAATACCTTACCTCTGTATTTATCTTTCATTTCTTGAGATAATCCGGGAATCAT